ATGCACTGGTACAAGGGTGTGCGGCCAGATTATTACGAACAGATAACCAGTGAGGTAAAGGCTCCTCACCGGACAATGAAGAAAAAGCTTGTCTGGCAGAAAAAGTCAGGCGTGCGTAACGAGGCATTGGACTGCGAAGTCTATGCGCTGCATGCAGCGCGCAGTCTCAAGATCAACCTCTGGAAGGCTGAGCGGTGGGCGGATGAAGAGGCAAAGATCCGGCAGCCGGATCTCCTCGGCGCGCAGCCCGATCAGCCGGCAGTAAAAACACAGCAACCCAAGCAACCTGCTCAGCAAAAACCGAGCGGGTTTTTTAACGCCCCGAGCGGCGGATACTCGGCAACGGACTGGTAATCAATGAACATACCTGGACAGATCACTGCGGGCGACTCAGCCAGCTGGGACGATACCGATATCGTCTTTGCCGGCAAGCGCTACACGTCCGCCGGCGCATCGCTCAAGTACTGCCTGCGGGGTCCGTCCGCGCTCGATCTGCCGGCCACCGCTAACGGCCTCGGCTGGACTACCTCCCTCGCTGCGGCTACCAGCAGCACCCTACAGGCCGGGCAATACACCTGGGTCGCGGTGCTCACCCTCAGCATTGCCGGCCGTGCCACTGTAGCCAGCGGCACGCTCACTGTGCTGCCGGATCTCACTGCCCAAGCTGCTGGGTACGACAAGCGTACGCAGGCCGAGAAGGCCCTTGCCGATGCAAAAGCCGCGCTCGCCAATCTCACTTCGAGCGGCCAAAAGCGCAAGAAATATACGGTTGGCATCCGCTCTGCCGAGTACTACACAGCAAAAGAGCTGCTTGATGCTATCTCATACTGGACCAGTATCGTCGCCAATGAGCGTGCGCAAGAGTCAATCCGCAACGGCTTCGGCGACCCGCGCAACGCCCTCGTGAGGTTTGAGTAATGAGCAGCCAGAGCTGGTACAACACCGAGCGTGTCGCGCAAAAAGGTAGCGTCGTGCTCGCCAAGTGGCACGCCGAGCGTGCCGAGAAGCGGGCCCGCGAGCAGGGGCAGGCCGGTCAGCGCGCCTACGCAGGCGCGGCATACAACCGCCTGACCGGCGACTGGACGGCGCTCAATACCTCAGCAGATTCCGAGATCGTCACCGCGCTACGCGCTCTGCGTGCCCGCTCCCGTGAGCTCGTACGTGATAACGCGTTCGCAAAAAACGCCATTCGCATTATTCAGAACAATGTCGTCGGCGTGGGCATCCGCCTGCAGGCGCAGGTCAGCAATGCACGGGGCAAGCTTGTCGATTCGATCAATGATCAGATCGAGCGCGAATGGGAAAAGTGGTGCCAGGGAGATCAGTGCCACGCGGGCGGCAAGCTCGATTTCAACGAAGTTCTGCGCATGGCTATCGGACGTGTTGCAGAGGATGGTGAATTTCCCACCCGACTGGTCGCCCAGACTTTCGGCGAAAGCCGTGTGCCCCTGGGGCTGGAGGTATTTGAGTCCGACCGCATCATCGATCAATGGCAGACGGCTCAAGCTCCCAACGGCAATGCAATCAGGATGGGGGTTGAGCAAAACGAATGGGGGCGCCCCACTGCATACTGGCTCTACCCCTATCATCCGGGCGACTACCAGTTCCGCAACTTTGTCGCCAGCAAGTTTATCCGTGTGCCTGCAGCCGAGATGCTGCACATCTACATTGTTGACCGCTGGCCTCAGTCTCGCGGCGTGCCCTGGCTGCACGCCATCATCCGCCGCCTCAATGATATGCGGGGGTACGGTGATGCCGAGATTGTCGCCGCTCGTGCAGGGGCAAACATTGTCGGCTTTATCCGCACGCCAGAGCTGCCAGCGGGCGAACCAAATCCGCAGGCAAGCCCGGAGTTTGCCTCGGTGCCCGGAACGTTCCGCAGGCTGCTGCCCGGCGAAGACTTCGTCGGCTTCAACCCCTCGCGACCCAATGCCGCATTCGAAGCTTTCATGCGCTTCATGCTGCGCGAGATCGCCGCCGGCATCGGCTGCAGCTACGAAGGGCTGTCGCGTGATTACTCGCAGAGCAACTATTCCAGCTCCCGCCTGGCCGCGCTTGAAGACCGCATCCTGTGGCGCATCCTGCAAGGCTGGCTGATCTGCAAGTACATGCTGCCGATCTATTACCGCTGGCTTGATGCTGCGGTGCTGTCTGGTGTGCTCAATATCCCGGACTACTACAGCAATCGCGACAAGTACCGCGCCGTGCGCATGCGCCCCCCCGGCTGGTCGTGGATCGACCCGACCAAAGAAGTGGCGGCATACAAGCAGGCAGTGCGCTCTGGCTTCATGACTGTCGGCGATGTCATCGGGCAGACCGGTGGCGGTGCTGATGCCGAAGACATTTTCAAGGCTCGGCGTGCAGAGCTCGACATGATGTCGGATCTCAATCTCGTGTTCGATACCGACCCAGGCCAGACAGACGACAAGGGAAAAGAGCAAGGAACCCCCACCGCAGAAGCGGGCGATGGTAATGAATCATCATCTGATCCGGTCCCCGCCGAAGGCTCTGCAGACAATAGTGAAAACAGTGCCGGCGCAGACGGCCAGACTGAGGAGTAAGCAAGATGACCATCATCGTAAAGCGCACGCTCAAAGCCTACGGGCAAGACCTGCTGCAGGGCCAGAGCTACACGCTCAGTGCTGACCAAGAAGCCGCGCTGATCCTGCAGGGGGATGCCTCAGATGCCGCTGCGGCGCCAGCAGTGCCTATCCTGCCGGTGGTATCGGATCTTGTCGGAAACATGCAGGTGGGCGGCCAGAAGGTTGGCCTCACCCAGGCGGAGGTGTTGGCGGCGAGATCGTCTCTTGGGAGGGTATCGTCACGCTTGATGACGCCAGAGCAGATGCAAGCTTTGTATGTACTGAATACGACTCCTGCCGACTACGAGTTGGATTTCACGGTGATCGATGCTTTGCCGTCCGGCGTAACCGCCACGGCTCCCAAGCTGAGCGCACGAGGAGCTTACGTTTCATCCGCGACCGACGCTATCACTATCGCCCTAGCAACGGTACTTCCTTCTCTTGTCGCTACTGCCTGGTCCGCAGAGGTGGAAGTGGAGCTGGATCCCAGCATAACCCCAACTACACAGAGAACGGTTTTTGAGTTCGGCGGTACGACCAACAATCGTCATAGCGTTGGTCTTGCCGGATCGGCACCGTTCAATTGTTTTGTGGGGAGTAATATCTCCACGTCTCCGTCTTTGTCAGTAGTGACGTACACGGACAACCCATCATCCGTAATCGCCGGAAACGTCGTGAAAATGACAGTATCTTGCACGGGAGGCGGTGCCGTCGTCGTCGCAAACAATACTCACCTTTGTGTCAGCCGGTCCGATCTGCAAGCTATATCTGGAACGCTCAGTCTATCCCTTGGTTGGTTAAAGAGTTTAGGGGGTACATCGGGGCAGTATTTGTTTGGCTGGGTCAGGTCGGTAAAAATCTGGCAAGCGGCTATCTCCTCAAAACGGTTGTATGCATCTGTGTCGCGCAAAGACATTGGGATTGTGTGCTACGGAGACTCTCTGACTCAGGGATCAGGAGCATCTCCTGCGAGCAATGGGTATCCACAGCAGCTATCCGCGTTGTGCGGTGTGGGCGTCACAAACAAAGGGATTGCGGGATATACGTCGACGCAAATCCGCGCGGTCTATTTTGCAAATACAGATACGACAGCAGAGATGACGCATGTGCTGTGGATTGGCCGAAACGATGGTGGAGAGCAATCCACGATCATCCCGAACGTGGCAGCCATTGCATCGCGCATTAAGCACGGTCGATATATCGTGCTATCGATTATCAATCGATCTGACGGCACGGAAAACAAAGGCTCGTCTGCGTACAACGCGATCATTGCAGCTAACGCTGCGCTGCAAGCGGCCTATGGAGACCGGTACTTAGACGTGCGCTCTCTACTTGTTGGCGGCGTCAATGCATCGGTAGATGCCCCAGACCCGGCTACATCAGCAGATGGGTTGCACCTGACATCAGCGGGCTATGCAATCGTTGCAAATGCAGTCAACGCAAAGCTGAAAGCTCTGGGATACCTGCTGTCGTAACCCCAGCCCGCTCACGCGGGCTTTCTGTTTTCTGGAGTTCCCATGGCAACTTTCTCAGGCCTTGATCTGTATTGATGAGAAAAATAAGTTGCACATAAGTTGCACCCTAAACCCTCGATTTATTTTCTAAGCCGGAGATACCCATGGCATTTCCAAAAACTCTTGCGCCTCAGCATCGCAGCCTGAGCCTGCGCGCTGATGCGCCGCCTCAGGTGGATCTGGCGGCGCGCACTGTGCGCTTTCCGTTCTCATCCGAAACACCGGTCGACATGTGGTACGGCACCGAGATCCTCAGCCACACACCTGGTGCAATGCGCACGGGCCAGCGGCAGGAGAGTATGCCGGCGCTGTTCAATCACTGCAGAGACGACCTGCTCGGCATTGTTGAGTCAGTAGAGATCGGCCCTGACGCACGCGGCTATGCCACGGTTCGCTTCGGTAAGGACGAGCGCGGCGACTGGGCAATGCAGCAGGTCAACGACGGCATCCTGGTTAATGTCAGTTTCTACTACCGTGTATTCAAGTTCATTGAGGATGTCGAAGAGGAAATTTATACCGCGACAGACTGGGAGCCGTACGAAGTCTCGTTCGTTACGATCCCGGCCGATGCCACAGTAGGCGTCGGCCGCGCGGCCAGCACGGAAAGTGAAAACCCCGTCATCGTCGAAACCCGTGCGCGGGCCGACCCGCCGCCGAATCAGCAGAAAACCGTAGTTAAACCGCCGGCTCCGGAAAACCGCCAAGCCGCAAACCAGACGCCCTCAACCGAGGGCGTCGTCTTTTTGGGAGAACGCAAAATGGGAGTTGAAACCAACGCTGGCGGCGAACAGAAAACCGCCGATCAGATTCTGGCTGAAGAACGCAAGCGCGTGGCCGAAATCGACGCGATGTGCCGTACGCATAACGTGGCTGCGGAAATGCGTGATGGCCTCATCAAAAATGGCGCCAGCATCGAGCAGGCCAAGGGCGCTGTGCTGGATCTGCAGCTCACCCGCTCGGCCAAGCCGGTGGCAAGCCTCACCGAAAGCGGCCACGCGCCGGATCTGAGCGAAGCGGAAAAGTCCCGCTACTCCATGATTCGCGCCATCAATGCCGTCATCAATCGCGACTGGCGCAATGCCGGTTTCGAGCAGGAAGTTAGTGCCGAGATCGGCAAGCGCATGGGCAAGGAAACGGCGGGTTTTTACATGCCCACCAACCTGCCCTTCGGCAAGCGCGCTGCTTACGCGGCCGGCGCCACGGCAACCGGCGGCGCAATGGTGGCTACCAACC